ACTTTGCCCGCATAGGTGCCGGTTTCACCATACGGTACTTTGAGGACTGCGCTATTCATTCGATAGATAGGGAGGAAGTCACGGAAACACTTTGCCGGCTCGGAGCCTTCAATGATGGTCCCGTATACTTCGGTTGGTATCAGGCCGGTTGCTGCCAGGGCTTCCGACTGGAGCAGTTCACGGACAGGGATGATTTTTCCATCTCCGTCTGCGTATGCGAGCTCCCGTCCGGTGGTATCTCTGAACAGGGCCGGTATTGTTTTCTCAAGGCTGCGCTTAAATTCGCTCGGACCCATGCGCTCCATTGCGAGCAGGGTGGAGAGTCTGCGGGAGTGGATAAAAGACATTTTTCGTTCCTCCTTAGCTCGCTGCACACACCGGGCAGGATGTCTGAATCAGGATGTAGCCTTTCCCGCCAACGGTTGAAGCGCCGGCGGCGATATCGTCGAGTACGAGACCGATGGCGTTCTGCAGACCGACAATGGTGTCGTGTGCCTGGATTGCGGCGTCACGGACAATGCCGGTGCCTGCAACGGTGGACACACCGATCCAGTCCCCTGCATCTGCGGTCCCGTCATCTGCGGACAGCTCGATCTTGCACACACAGCCCTGCATGAGGATCGTGCCTATCGCTCCTGCGGCGATTTCATTTGCGGCGACTCCGATGGGTGCGCCGGTTGAGCTGGTTGCTGGTATACAGGACCGGCTCACACCGGTCGCTGCGAACGATACGATCTGCCCGGAAAGGACTTTGGTCGCAGCCGTGAACGTCATGGTCAGGCCGAGGTGGATCGGTTTGGGGTCGAATCCGACTGGTACTGTTGCTGCCATTTCAGGCTCCTGTTACGGTCCCATTCTTCTGGTCCCATACGGCGAAGTGCTCCACTGCGCCGAGTTCTTTGGGCTGTTCCGGTGCCGTGGCTGTGGGTGCCGGACGGGCTGAAAGCTCCTTGACGGTTGCTTTAAGTCCGGCGATCTCCTCTGCGAGTTCCTTGGGGATCTCGACCTTGACCTCGGCGGGTTTCTGTGCCTTGATCGCCTCAGAGAGCTCTTTGATCTGGGCTCCCTGTGCGGCGAACATTGCTTCGAGTTCTTTTGTGTCTGCCATAGTTTCCTGCTCCACCGGCTTGTCTGCCGGGGTTGTCTCATCGGCTGGAGCCTCGTTGATCCTGCAAACCTTGCAGGCACCCTTGTTCATAAAGGCAAAACCGTTGAAAACAAGAGACGCGGCTTCCATACGGCGGGTCTGCGGGTTCTCCACTTCATCGCCCCCGTGCTCGACACTGACGAATTTGATATTCTTCCGCTTGATCAGTTCCTGCATTGCCCTGCCGCTCGGGGTGCTGCCATAGACAAGGAGATCAGAGAGAACAGCGGCGCGGGTGGTGCCCTCCTCATCAACGAAATGATCAAAATGCGGGTTGATTGCCTCGCTTACCCGGTTGCTCTCATCGCGGGGAACACCGCCCATATGACGGTTATACCCGGTCTTTTTGAGCCAGTTCCCGGCGTACGCTTCGAGAGTCTTTGCCGGATAGAGAAGCGGGGTCTTCTGTGCTGAATCTGTCCATTCACCTTCAGCGAGCAGCGGCACATCCTGGATCAGAAGATCGCCACTTTCCAGCTCGAAGAAACGCGAGTTGTTGAACGCAATAGCAAGCGCCCGGATGTGCTGCAGAGTGACCGTGCTCCCTTGCTGCTCGGAGCCTCCGGTGTTGAGTGATGCATCGGGCGAAGAAATGGGGCTTTTACCCTGTTCGGGCATACTACTATTGGACTGCAAAAAGTATAAGTGTGTGGTGAAAAATATGCTTACAGGTAATAATGTATCTGTTAAAAGTCGGGAGAATCGCCCGCAAAAGGTTCGTAATAACCGAGGAAACACTTATCGACGTTCTGAAAGCCCGTTTAAAAGGTGAGAGAAATGTTAGTATCCGGAAGCATATCCGGCAGATGATGAAACGGGTTTGTTAATCTTTGAGATATAGATTATAGCGTCCATCAAGGCACTTTAATTGTTCTTGCTGCACTTTTAACTCTGCTTCACGGAATGGAGAGAACCCATCAACGGTATCTGGCACGAGCGGTACAATAGTCACATTTGACCATGGTACAGTAACCCGCATGAATCCCTCTGGATCTAACGGATGAATTGATCCGATAACCGTCTCTCCGATAAACACCAAAGGCACAAGAATCCTGTTTCCGCGATATTCAATATGTGCATTTTCGGGGATTCTGATTATGGGGATAGGCACATTGATTTTCATTAACTTACCTCCGCTTTCTGCCCTGATTTAAGTTTCTTTATCAGGCATTTCACACCTTCTTTGGTACAGGGATACCCGAATAACCGCGATACCTTGTATGCAAGGATTGATCTGTTCTCATCAATGTTCAGCCGGACGTACTCCTTAGCGGCATCAGGAAAGGGAGGTTTGAAGGTCATGGGTGTGTCACACTTGAGAAATGATATTGATTGTGTCGAGTGACTGCCTTCTCCATCTGTGCCATTCTTAATTCAAGAGCTGCCAGTCGTTCAATAGGATCCGGTTCAGGCACGGCCATCGGTTTGTACGGTTCATCCTGCGGTGCTTCTTCTGGGTTTGTTTCATCTGATGTTTTCTTTTTCGTCATTCTGATTGTCCTCCTATTACGGGTGAGAGACAGCATCTGCAATTCGGATGCACGGGTAAGTCCGGGGCATCTCCGATATCGTAGATCTGTCCGTGTTTGGACTCGCATTCATCACAGGTCCGATCGTCCCATGCAGCCAGCCATTCCACACGCTCGACGCCGCTCTGTTCGTACCGTTCCTTTGCCGCACCGTTCACCGCACGCATGGTTTCAGTCCGGGCAATGGTGATACTCCGGTTCCTGCCGAAATCCGTTTCTTCCCTTACCCGCCGGATAAGTTGGTTCATCGTCTCGCCTTTCTCAAACCCGTCTACCAGGGACCGCGACAGTCTCTTTGCGAGCTCGTCCGTCATGCCCTGGATCTCCATGAAGTTCCGGGCGGCGATCCGTTCAATCGCTGCCCGTTCGGGTGGCAGGTAAAAGAGTTTCTGGACCTTTGTGGCAGGATTGAATACGCCTTTCGTACTGAGCGCCTTGTCAGCCCATGCCCTGCCATGTGCGTACGCCATCGCGGCCGCCGCCTCAGCTACTGCATTCGCTCTCTGCATGATGGTCATGCTCGCTAACTGGTGGATCGATGTGATGAGTGTACCGGTGCCAATCGGGATGTGGGAGATCTCCAGCGCCCGCCCCTGGTTGCGTTCAATGAATGCGAACAGTGCCCCCCGGTAATCGTTCACCAGTCCCACGAGTTGCCGGGTGAACTTCTTCTCGACTGATTTGCTGCCGCTCGGATCTTTCCTAATCGGTTGAACCATTACTGCGCTGCTCCCTTCGTTGCATCTTTCGGCATCGCGTTCGGGTCTGGGTTCTGTTTGTTCAGCCATGCCTGCAACCCGGTCTGATCGGGCGGTTGCTTCCGGGTGGGATCGTCCATCTTCTCGGCATCTTCATCCGGGGGAATACCGAACTGCTCCCGCACCCAGTCTGCCGGGCAGATTGCATCGGGGTCCATGCCGCTTCGGAGTGCTGCGATCCAGGTTGCTTTGGCTGCCTCATCATCCGGACTTGGATCATTGAACTCAATCCAGACCGACCCGGGAACGCCGGTGATACGGTCAAGGACATTGCGGGAGAACGTGCGTGCAACTATCTCCTGGATGGTGCTGATCTTGTCCATAAACGCCCGTTGTCGTACTCCTGATGTGGCTGCGGTTCCGAGTCCCCGGCCTGCTCCCAATCCGAGCATCTCTTCAGGAACGCCGAGGGCAGATGCCACCCGCTGCAGGGTGATGTTGCTGAACTCCTGCGCCCCGGTAATACCGGATGTGTCGAGCATATTGATCTTCGTGGCAGACGTTACGAAATCCGTATCCGCGTGGATCTTGGTAATCATCAGGGTGGTTGCATCCAGGTCCCCTGCGGTTGCCGGATATTCTGGAGTGCCAATATCCCACTGTTGTTTCGGGGTGCCGTGGCGGTGTATTGCCTTGGTGATACTCTCGATCATATCCAAGTCCCGCATGATATCGTCATACGCACGCCCGATGAGGGATAACCCAAACACTTCGCCCGGCACGGGGAAGATAGTCAGGGTGAGCATGATCTTCGGATCAAGGTCTTGAATGGTTTTTGTCATGCCGTTTTCAAACGTGATCTGCCGATATTTTATTATACGGCCGTAACTATCATAATCCGTCCAGAACGAGGACGCGTCCCTGGGTATGACCGACCAGACATTATACAACCCGCTATCCGGCACAATCTCCTGGAACGCTGTGCCGCAGATACAAGCGTCAAGGATCGCCTGCCACATGATAGCGTCAAGATCAACGTGCGGCTGGTCTGCCCATTCCTGCACTTTATCTTTGAGTTTCTCTGATCCTTCTTCACAAGCGAACTCATATCCGTTGGTAAGGACGAACAGCGGGTAAACGTCAATACATTCTGCAACCGGACCGCCCCGCATATAGATATTGCGCCATGCTTTCAGGGCGTTCCACCGGTCAACCTGCACTTTCATTGGGTTTTCCCAGGTGCCAGTGTATAGAAGTCCCATACGTGCCCACGGGTTTTTCTCAGTACCGCCCGATACAACACGGGTCTGTGGTTCCGGGACGGTTGGTGTCGGTATTCCACCAAGCACCCGCCCTAATCTCTGTCGTAATGTCTCTGTCATAATAATCACCAATCT